CTCTCCTCGTCTCCAGCTACAACGCACACTTTTGGATATTGTTGTATCTCATCTAAAAATACTAAATGAGAATCAGCATTTTGATAGAGGTTAGAGTTATATGGATAATTTCCATCAATCTGTTTAAACTTTTCTACGAGAGCCTCGGCTATCTTTTTTCTTTGTGTTCTGTATGCCATTATACTCTCCTAAGCGTAAATTTTTCTTCTGTATATTTTAACGCTAAATTTCTTATACTTTTTGCTATTAAAGGTTTTGGGTTGTAGCCTACCGGCCACTTTTTTATGCCCCTATTTTCAAAAGTAGCATAAACTCCTGTTCTATTTTTACTTTGCCCACCGCCTGTAAGAGTATAAGTATATTCTCCAGTTATAGTTTTTCCAGTGTCTCTTAAGCTCAAAAGTTCTGCACTATTTGAAAATTGCCCTGTCCTATTTATAAGTGCAGGCCTTCCCATGTTTCTTCTAATCTCTGCCCCTAGACTTCTATTGATCTGAGATTTAAGTTTTACTAAACTAATGCCGCCATCGGCTTTTTCTTTACCTACTTTAGCTGAGGCTACTTTTGCAGATGCTTGTTTTAAACTTTTTACTGCATCTGTCTTTTTTCTTCCTAACTTTTTTAGTCCTGCTTTTGTTTTATTTTCAGGTTTTTCTACTATAGTACTCTTTGCTTTGCTACTAGACTTATATGTTCTCTTTTTTCCATCTAGTGAGTCTAAAAGCTGATTCTCTATCTCTGGTCCCATTTGCTTAGAACCTTTAATTTTAAATAAATCTTTTGGTCTGCCCGGGAAAAAATCAGCTGCAAACTCTTGTTCTTGTTGTTTCCACACTCCAAACCAACTTGATAGTTTTTGTCCAAGAATCTTAGAAGCTCTTCTTCCTAATATTTTTTCTACTCTTCCTTTTATATCTCTATTAAATGTTCTAGTTTCTAGTCTAAATGAAAAATCAGTTTTTGAATTAACATTTATAACTTTATCTTTGTACGCATCTAGGTTATATTTATTTGCTTTTAACCATTCAGTAGTTAAAGCTTTCATATCCTTAGGGTTTACTTTAAAACCTGTTTTATATGCATTGGATAAAGCAGCATTTGCTGCAACTAACCATTTAAAATCTGCTATTAAAGTATCTAACTCTCGTGCTGTAACGGTCTTATCTGTTCCTGAAACTTGTAAAGTACCTATTTCATTATCTCCTAAAGCACTTAATCCTCTAGCATTTTTTCTTAATTTGTTTGCTACTTGGATCTCACCTCTTATGTACCTTAAATACTCTAAAACATATACTAGTCTTATACCTACTATGTTTAGTTCTTGGTGGTCTACTTCCCAGCCACCTCCTATACCAGCTGCGGTATTGCCTTCTATAGCTTTAATTAAACCATTTAACGCATTACGCAAGCCATTTTGAGTTCTTTCTGTTAAAATGTTACCCTCGCTAATTTTTGTAGATACCAATTTTTTACCTGCTGCTGTTAGTTTATCTAAAAACTCGCCAGGTACTTCTAAATCTCCCACCATTACTGAATCTACCTGCTCTCGTAAAGTTTTAGAGGCAGTACTTAAATCTTTGGAGAACTCTTCAGCTATTACTTGTCCTGTAATTCCACCTTTTTCTTTAGAGTAGCTAACAAAATCAAAAAGACTTCTTTGAGATCCTTTTTTATGTTTAAACTTAACTCCCATTACTTATGTATCTTATAAAAATCCAGTATACGTTTAATATGGTCCGGAAATCCTATGTTTTCCCTTAAACTTGTTGATACAGGGTTCTGTATCTGAGCACCTGAAATAGCTAAACTTGTTTTTCTTTCATCTTTTAAGTAGTATTTAACTAGATCAAAACATGCTAATTTTAAATCTTCTGGAGTAGCTGAATACCCTGAGGTATATACTACTTTTACTGCTTTTCTTCCTTGTGGAAAGTGTGTATCACCTGTCGCAGTTGTTCTGAAAATGGTGTCGAGACCTTCGTCTACTACATATTCGTATTTACCACTTCCGTCAGAGTTACCTGTTATTAAAGTCGTGTATGAGTCTGATTGACTTCCCCTTTCGGAAACTGAAGTCACGCTCACAACTGGACTTTCATCGAGTATTATTGCATTTGTGTATTTATCCTTAATATCGTAATATTCGGTTTTTGCACTTGAATAATAATCTATAAAACTTGTGCCGCAGTATGTTTTAACTGCTTGGCTAATAGCTGGTATAATAACATTGATTTTTGCATCCTCGGCTACCCCGGTGATACCCGCGAAATCTTTGTACTGTGCTAATGTTATTAAATTTGCCATAATTAAAAAGTGGGAGTGTTCGGTACACTCCCAAAAACCTTATTAAGCTAAATATTAGCTAGCTTTATACATCCAACCCCACTTAGAAGTTGCACCATCGATAAGATCGGTAAATCCGATTCTTTGAGAAGCCACTAGGACTCTTCTTTGGTTAGCTACTTCGTAGTCTGATTCAACTGTAACACCTCTTAGTCTAGGTAATACAAAGTTTCTTGGGTTAACTGCGATAGCTCCGAACTTAGCTACTGCTGGTGATGCGAATTCGTCACATAATAGTACTCTTGAACCGAATACTTGACCAATTTCACCAGAAAGCTTAGTAGCCATGTCGCCAACTAGGTTAGCATCTTGGAACTCAGCATCTTCTAATAGTTCGTAGTATGATCTTTGTGAAACAATATATACTACTTCACTTGGATTGATACCATATTTACCCATATTCTTTCTTAATCCAAGAAGAACTTCAGCGTCTATTTTATCACTTGCAAAAGCAGTTGTTGATTGTGTATAGTCTGAGTCAGTTCTTGCTAGGTGTAAAAGACCTTCAAAAGCTGCACCTGAAGTACCATAAGCACCGTCAGCGTCATCACCAGCTAGGATAGCATTCTCGATACCTCTAGCGTGTGCTCTCACCATTGATTCTCTAATTAAAGGAAGAATTGGTAAGATTGCATCTTCTTCAGTTTCGTTACCTAAGTATGATTGTGAAATAAGTTTCTTAGTTGAAAGAGTTCTTTCAGTCATATCTACACCACCTGCTGAACCAGGGTTATAAGCATCCCCTCTTTCTTGCAAGTTACCATGTGGTGAAGCACCACTTGCTGCTTGGTTACCTGTGAATTCAGCATAACCTGCATCTGGTAAGATAGGTATAATCATGTTAGCAGAAGTCATTGGGATCTCTCTAAATAGAGGTGCTAATACCAACTCGTTCTGAATATCTCTTTCGATGTTTGTTGAAACAACTTGCTCAAAGTCTGCAGATGAAACAGCAACACCTGAATGGGCGTTAACTTTTTCCATTACACCTTTAGCTACATCATTGTCCCAGCCTTTACCAGTCGCTAAACCAGCAAATTTTGCGTCAAGGATATCTTGCTCGAAAGTTTTCTTCCAGTCACCGTTTGAACCTCTGTCAGAGAAATGTCTTTTAGACTCTCTGATGTTCATAATTTCTTCTGATTTCTCAGCTAGTTGTGACTCTAAAGATTTTACGACTGACTCTAATTGAGTGTAGTCTTCTTTAACTCTAGACTCAACATCATTCATAAGCTTCTCAGCTCCTGTTAGTCCAGCTTCAACTATAGTTTTAGTTTTTTCCTGATCTGCTACTTCGTTAGCCTTTTGAACTTCAGCTTCGTCAGCAGCCTTTTGAGCAGCTTCTTCTGCAGCCTTCTGTTCAGCAGCTTTCTGTTCAGCTTGCTTCATTGCAATTTCAGCAGCTGTATCAGCAGCTACTTTCTTTGCAAAAGCGTCTAAATCAAAGTTGCTTTCAGGAGATTGTTTTTCGTTTGACATATTTGTCTCCATGTTATGGGATTCCTCCCGTCCTGGCTGCTCAACATTAACAGCGTCTGCTATTTCTGCTGGGTTAGCCTTATAAAAAGTTTGCTTGTACTCGTTGTACTGTTCCATACTATCAAATGACTTTGATAATCCAAAAGTTGCCCCTTGGTTACAAGGTACTGATACTACAGACACTTCAAAAAGCTCCGCGTCCTTTATCTTATATCCATCGGTTTCAGTCATGTAATCAGCGTCCTTGACTTTGAAACCGACAGAAAAAGCTCCAAGGACACCGTCTTTAATTAGTTGTGTTACGTCGCCAGCAGCTTTAGATATCTTTGCAGATATTTCTAAACCGTTGTCTGTAACTTGTAAATCTTTTGCACGACCAATAGGTTTGTCGTAGTTGTGATTGAATAGAATTATTGGATTATTTTTGAAATTCTCTAATCCACCTTTAGTCCAAGCATCGCTTTCGATAATATCTCCAGCTCTGTCAAGACCGTTAGTACTTGCTGATCCTTTAATTTCAACACCGCCATCGTCAGATTCGCCTAATGATTTAAAAGTGCTAGTCCAATGATAAATTTTATTCGACATCATTGTCCTCCACTTTCACCTCAGCTTTCTTTTCAACTTTAGGTGCTTGTTTAACTTCTGGTGCATCTACTACATCAACAGGATATCTTTTTGATACCACGCTTAGTACTCTGCTCCAAGAACCAAATGCTCTTCTAAGTAAATAATCTTTAACAGGAACGTCTGCTCCTTTTGATTTATAAGTACGGAGATTCATAGGACCGCCTTCTTTTTTAAAATACTCAGAAAGAGTTTTTACCATTTTATCTTTTGTCATAATTATTCTTCCTCGCTTGGGGCAGACTCTGAAGGTCTACCACCTTGTTCTGGATTTGCAGCTGAGCCTGCTATATTCGCAGGAACTCTTGGTTCGTCAAATCCTTCAACAGGTTCCTTGCCTAATGCTTCTCTTGCTTCATTAGCACTTAAAATGCCAGTGTTAACAAGTGTTGCATAGTAGGCTGCCTGATCTCTCAACTCTGGTTGTAAAGCAGGAATACCTGTTACATCTTCAGATAGTGAAAAACCAAAAAATCTTTCTAGTGCATATCCTAATTTCTTAACTATAGGTAATACAGTTTCTAAGTAATAAAGTCTATGGTTTGGTCTTATGTTTGCATTATTACCTCCATCCATTAAAATTGGTGGTATGCCCATAGCTTCTAATATAATTCTTTCATTTGCTTTTATTGAGTCTGCAAAATCTAACTCTTTAAAGTTTACTTCAGTTAAAGGATCTACCTCTAAACCTCCATCTAATATCAATGGTCTTCTACCGCCTGTATTAGGATTATATCTCATACTCCATGCTTGCATCATTCTTTCTTTTACTTTCTCAGAAAGAGTGTTTGGGCTCTTAAGTACTAATCCAGGAACTGCTCCATTCTTAAAGAAGTTATCCTGAAAGTTTCTCATACTTGCTAGTAGTTGCATAGTTCTATATGCAGGTTTTAATCTTGGCACTCCTCTATATATGGAGTTAAAACTATTTTCTTTTATATGAATAATCTCGCTTGGACTATAATCTATTGAGTTATCATATGAATACTTTTCTACATAAGTACTATCATCAGTATAAATAGTAATTTTATCTGCTGGTAAGTGATATAAATGCGCTCCATCGAAATAAATAAAGATGTTTCCATCTATAAGTAAGTCTATGATTAGGTTTCTTTTAAATGCGCTTATATCTTGAAAAGGGTTTGGTTCTACATTTAGTAATAAATCAACTTTAGATCTACGAATATTTTTAAGAATATTGTTAGTACCAACTATCTTTTCGCCTACTGCAAATGGAATTTCAGAAACATCGTCAACTATCATGTTCACTGCTCGGTTTACAATTTCTAGTTGTTCATAAGCATTTCTATAGTTAGTGATTATTTCTCGAGAATCAACAGTCATACCCTCATTTCTGGATATTACGTATTGAGCGGGATTGAGTTTTTCCTCTCTATTAATCCCTAAAAATCTATCATACCATGCCATATTTGTCTCTCTGTTTCTCGACCCATCTTTTTTGTTTCTCTGCGTGTATCAACTTGGGTCTTTTACCATATATTGAGT